CCGAGGAGGCCGGCGTCGACGGCGGGGGGTACGAGGCCCCCGAGGACCCCCCCGCCGAAGCCCTCCAGGAGTGGCTGGGCGACCTGCCGCGCCTGTCCACGCTGCTCAGCGTCGACGAGGTCCAGGACACTTTCGCCGCCGCCTCCCGCAAGGGCTCCTACATGGCCTCCTTCATCCCCATGCTCACCAAGATCTACGACGGGCGCGTGCCCGCCATCCTGCGCAAGACCGGGGGCCTGGCCCGCAAGGGCGGTGTCGACCACCAGATGTCGTTCTACGGAACCGGCATCTTCGACCTCACCGCACGCTACCTGACCATGGAGCGCATCATCTCCGGCTTCGTACCCCGGTGCCTGGTCGTCGTAGACTCCCGTGAGGGCTTCGACCCCGGCGCCAACGACGTCGAGTGGCGCACGGGTGAGCGCGCCCGTGTCGACCAGGTGCGCGACATGCTCATCCACCACCTGACCTCCGTGGTCAAGCACTGGGACAAGGGCTTCCAGGCCGCTGTTCCCGTTTCGGGGCCCTTCGACGACCTGCGCGTGCCCCTCAAGTGCGAGCAGGACGCCCTGGAGCGCTGGAAGTGTTTCACCTACGACGTCACGTTCCTGGCCGCCAACCACCCGCTCAACGCCGTGGCCCTGTTCCCCACCTGCGAGCGGCTGTCGTTCTCCGCCCTGCGGGTGGCGGCCCTGCTGGCCATGACGGAGATGAAGGACACCATCGAGCTGCGCCACGTCGTCAAGGCGATCGACCTGGCCGGAACGTGGGCCAGGTGCGCCGAGGCCCTGGTCAACCAGGTCGACTCCAACGGGTTCTCGCGCATGGTGTCCGACGTCGAGCAGTGGGTCGCCTCCCAGCCGGGCCACCGGGTGTCGTACGCGGCCCTGGTCACTAAGTTCCAGAACAAGTTCGACGGCCCCGAGGCGCTCACCCGGGTCCTCATGCACTGCCAGAAGAAGGGGACCCTGCGAGACATCCTGCCCAACCCCGAACGCCCGGGCGACCGAGAGGTCATCTACACGGCCCGGACCGCAGTCGACGCATAGCAAACCAGCACAACAAGAAGAGAGAACCATGATCACCCACCGAGAGCCGGCCAAGACCGTCTACTCGCCCCACCCCCTCCTGGGGGCGCTGCTCGACCACCGCTTCGGCGACTGGCGCATCACGTCCCTCGACCCGGCGGGGTGGACGTCCACCCGCGGCGCCGTGTTCGACATCAAGTGCGTCTTCTGCGGGCGACACAGCCAGGCGTCCGCGTCGGGGCTGCTCGAAGGGCCGCTGTGCGGCTGCAAGGCGGGCATCAAGGCCAAGGGCCGCCAGCGGGCCGCGAGCGACCTGCGCCTGCGCAAGTCCCTGCTCAAGCGGACCGACAACTGGCGCAAGAGCCCCGGGGGTATGACGTGGGCCAACGGCACGGAGGCCGTCAACTGGATCCTGTCCAACTTCAACCTCCCCCCGTTCGATGACATGGACGGCTGGTCGTTCATGCGGCCCAACAGCAGCCTGCCGTGGGGGCCCGACAACATCGACTTCCGCCCCAAGTTCGAGGTGCGCCAGAAGGTCGGCGAGGTTCCGTGGCGGGTCAAGGGCGAGGAGCGCCGCCGTATCAAGGCGCAGGAGCAGGAACAGGAACAGGAGGCCGACGGTGAGTGACTTCTGGGCCGCCCAGCCCGTGTTCCTGGTGCCCGACCCCCGTGACCTGACCGCCCATCAGCGGGGGGTGCTGTGCGACATCAAGGCCGCTATGGGCAAGTCGATCGACCTGGCCGGGCCCGACTGGCCCCTGGACCCCCGGCGCCCGGCCATCGGCCTGTTCGGTGTCGAAGGGCCCTGGACTGCTCCGGCCGACGGCGGCTTCGACGAGATCTGGCCGCTCGTACTCCAGGGCCGGTGGACGGTGACCGCCTCGGAGAAGGGCGGGGCTCCGTGGCGCATGCACGGCGAGGGGTTCGACCTCCTGTGGATCGACATCGAGACCTACTCGCCCGTCGACCTGGCAAAAGCCGGAGTGTATAAGTATACGGAGCACCCGGACTGGCGGATCCTCATGTGCTCCTGGGCGCTCAACGATGGTCCTGTCCAGAGGGCCGAGGGCCACGAGGCGATCCTGGCGATCCCCGGCCTGTTCGACAGGAAGGTTCTCAAGATCGCCCACAACGCCTCCTTCGAGCGCATCAACCTGTCGAGGCTCAAGAGTCGAGGACGGGGGAAGTTCCTGCCACCCGAGCAGTTCTTCGACACCGCCGCCCTCGCACGGGCGTGGGGCCTGCCCGCCTCCCTGAAGGACTTCGCCCTGGCGCTGGGCGCCGAGGAGAAGGACGAGGCCGGAACCCGGCTCATCAACCTGTTCTCCAAGCCGAACCGTAAGGGCGAGAGGGTGACGAAAGAGGAGAAGCCCGAGGACTGGGCCGCGTTCGGCGCCTACTGCGACCAGGACGTGGAGACCATGCGCGACGCCGCCAAGAGGCTCGCACGCGACTTCCCCCGCGGCGAGCGCGCCGTCTACGAGACGGACCAGCGGATCAACGACCGGGGCGTTCGTGTCGACATTGCGCTGGCCGAGGCCGCCGAGCGCTGCTTCAAGGACAACCGGGCTGAGGCGCTGAAGGAGATCGAGAGGATCGCCGGTGTCGACAACGGCAACTCGGTGGCCCAGCTGCGAGCATGGCTGAAGATCCGGGGCGTCGACACGGAGGATCTGCGCAAGGACACGGTGAAGGAGTTGCTGGAGGGCGAGATCCCCGACGACGTTCGCCGGGTGCTCGTGCTGCGCCAGGAGTGCGCGGTGTCGGCCGCGGCGAAGTTCACCGCCGCCATCCGGGCCACGAACGACGACGGTCGCCTGCGGGGCACGATGCAGTACTTCGGGGCGTCGACGGGCCGGTTCGCCGGTCGGCTCATCCAGTTCCAGAACCTGGCCCGTGACGGTTTCAAGGCCGAGGGCGGCGGCTACGACACCGGCGCTGAGGAGGCTGCGGTCGGGCGGCTGCTGGAGGGCGGCTCGGTCCCCTCCCCGGAGCTGAAGAAGCTGATCCGTCCGCTGCTCATGGGGCCGTTCGTCGTGTGCGACTACTCGTCGATCGAACCCCGGGTGCTGGCGTGGTTGGCCGGTGAGCAGTGGATGATCGACGCCTTCAATAACGACGAGGACATCTACGTCGCCACGGCTGAGCGCATGGGCGGCGTCGAACACGGATTCGATCGGCAGAAGGGTAAGGTGGCCACCCTGGCCTGCCTGCCCGGGTCGTCGCGGATTCTCACGAACCGGGGTCTGGTCCCCTTGCGAAACGTTCGTATCTCGGATAAGATCTGGGATGGCTCTCGGTTTACCAGGCACGGAGGGGTTGTCTACCGAGGGCGGAGGAGAGTGATGACCTATGACGGACTCACAGCAACGCCCGACCATACCGTCTGGGCGTGGCGCCTGGGGGCACCGAGGCCGGTACGACTCGAAGACGCCGCCGCCGGCGGATCACGTCTCGTACAATCAGGATCAGGTAGGACTCCGATTCGGGTGGGTGGAGATCCTGACCGCGGAGCGCCGGTACATGGACGGCTGGAGCACCCCCATGGTTCTGACTCGATGCACCGGGTGCGGAAGCGTGCAGTGGACGAACTACACGAATCTGAGCCTGGGGAAATCGAAGGGCTGCTGGCCTTGCAGCCGTCCTCGGAAGATCCCCAAGAAACTGGACCGGGTGCTGACCGCGGCGAAGCAGCGATGCACCAACCCGAACGACGCGAACTTCGCCCGCTACGGCGGCCGGGGGATCACCTTCGACTTCGACTCGGTCACCGAAGCTGGTCTGTGGATCTTGGGGAATCTGGGTCCGTGCCCCGAGGGACACGAGCTCGATCGTGTGGACAACAACCTCGGGTACGCCCCCGGAAACCTGCGGTGGGCCACCCGGGCGCAGAATATGGCCAACAGAAGGTGTACCCGACTGGAAGAGTACCGGCCCGAAGAGTGGCCGTACGAGAAGAACACCGTTCGACGCAAGCTTTCCGAAGGCTTTTCGAGAGAAGAAATCTTCCAGCAAGCCGAGTTGGCAGTGACACAGAAGCGCAAGGGCTGGCGTCGGATCCAGCAGCGGTTGACGTCTATGACATCCGAAATGCGGGCCCGCAACATCGGTACACCGCGGAGGGAGTCTTAGTACACAACTGCGGGTACAGGGGCGGTGTCGGAGCCATGATCGCCATGGGCGGACGGCATGTGCTTCCCCCGAGCGCCCCGGAGGATGAGGTTCGTAGACGGCTCAAGGAGATTGTCACCAATTGGCGTGACAAGTCCCCCGCCGTCCGACGCTTCTGGTCGCAGCTGGAGCGCATCATCAACACCGGCGGGGCCGTCGACACCGGCCTGGTCAGCATCGAGGTCAAGGGGCAGGACCGCTACGTGTGGCTGCCCTCCAAGCGGCCCATCGTCTACCGCGGCCTCACCCGACGGTGGAAGCAGCCCCTCGACGTCGACGGCACCCCACTCGGCCCCGCCCGCCTCGTGCCCCACGTCCTCAACACCGGCGCCGACCGGGCTCGGGTCCCCTACAAGCCCCTGCACGGGGGCATCATCACCGAGAACATCGTCCAGGCAGTGGCCCGCGACATCCTCGTCCAAGCCCTACGGAACCTGGAGGAGGCCGGGTGGCCCGTCGTCACCCACATCCACGACGAGGTCGTCTGCGAAATCCCCCAAGACAAGCGAGACCTCAGCGAGGCCGAGCTCGTCACCGAAGTGTCCGAGATCATGTGCCGCCCGCCCTACTGGGCCGACGACGATCTCGTGATCAAGGCCGCCGGTTACACCTGCCAGCGGTACCACAAGGAATGACAAGAGAGGAAGAGAACATGTCCTACGACATGATCAACCACCCGCCCCACTACAAGCTCGGCGACCGCGAGGTCATCGAGATCACCGAGCACCTGGACTTCCTGTCCGGCAACGTCGTCAAGTACATCTGCCGCGAGGGACGCAAGAGGGGCGCCGACCCCCTGGCCGATCTGTACAAGGCGCTGTGGTACCTGGAGCGCAAGATCCGCCTCTACGACGGCATCCACGACAACATCCGGCACTCCGACTGCGTCCCGTACGCCTTCATCCGCGACGCGAAGATCGTCCTTCAGAACGCCGGTGTCGACACCACGAACGTGACCGCCCTGGCGGGCATGCTGTTCACCCGGGGCGGGCGCCTGTACTACAACACCTGCGTCGACCCGGAGAACGTCGGCAGCCACGGGTACGTGGAGGCCTCCGTCCCCTGGCCCAGTGACACCGAGCTGCGGCTCCTGCGCGCTCAGCGCGACCTGAAGTACCTCGACGAGGAGCGCGCCGAGCTCGCCGACACCATCCGCCGCCTGGCCGCACAGGTGGAGAACAACAAGAAGGAGAACACCGATGAGTGACATCGACCCGGCCGTCGCCCGCGCCGTCGACGAGATCGACTACGTGGGTCAGAACGTCGTCAACCCCTACAACTACCTGGCCGAGATCATGTTCCTGACCTCGGCCGCCTGGAGCGGCGGCGCCAAGCGCTTCGCCCTGTCCGCCATCGCCGCCCGTTCCGCCCTGTGGGTCGCCTACCTCGACGAGAAGACCGACGGCACGTCCCTGCACGGCCTGCGGCGACGCCGGGGCCGGGCTCGTCGCGTCCTGGAGAACGAGGTCGTCGCCGAGTACCAGCGCGCCCACGACAAGCACCACGGACGCACCCCCTTCAACCCGGAGGTGACCGAGCAGATGAAGTTCGTGATCCTGGCCGAGGAGGTCGGCGAGGTCGCCCGGGCCCTGACCCCCGACGCCGACAC